TTTGTATCCGTCGAATACGCGGCAAAGGGCGTGGACAATCTCAAGAATGCTCATTATGACATTTCGTTTGTAGTTTACGACGCGGTGAAAGCGTATGCTCTGAAACTGTCTCTGGTGGCAATTCTGGCCCCCAACGGGAGGCTGTGGATCAAGAAATTCGAGTCATTCAACGGTGCTTCGGAACCAAAGGATGATAATGCTCCCAAGGGCGTCATGAACGTAGATGACATAGAACTCTCGCCATTCGTCACGGACTTCGTGTCCTTTGAACAACTCTATAAGGACAATTAATATATCGACAAATACAAAAAAAATATTGTTTACTAATAAATGAACAGTGACAATAACAACAACATAGAAAAAATGATAGAAAAGGCAATGCGTGGTGGCACAAAAACCCCAAAGAGTTCTCCCCTGAAGCGCAAGAACAGCATCGGCAACTTGGAGAAAATGCTACGGGGGACCCCTGCCAAGACGCCTTCTCAAGGTAAAAAGAGCCCAAACATAAACTTTGACTTCTTCAGTGAAACTGGATTTTTGAGCCCCGTGCGCACCATGCCCGCCAAGAAGACAGCAAACCCCATGCGGAAGATAGCTCCCAAAGAAGTGCGTGCGACCAAGCCCAAGAGGAAAATGGCTCCCCCGGCTCTTATCGCTTCTCCAGACAGGAAGTTTGCCCACAAGTTTGATGGCATGAACTCCGGAGAAAAGGACTCAAGAGGCCGCATCATATACATAGGCAAAGCAGGAGGCAAATACGTGATATCTGGCATTGGTTCCAGAGTTCCATATGTCAACGAGAAACTAAAGGCAAAGGCAAACAAGGGTGCGCTAGAATTCACTGGCCAATATGACCGCGATGGTTTGAAGATTTACAAGGGTCGACAGGGAGGCCTCTTCGTAATTTCTCCCAACTCTGGCAAGCGCAAGAACCCACTTCGGCCTTTTCGTAATTAAACTCTCAGTGTAAACAAATTTACAAAACAAAACATACTATTTAAATTATATCGACAAGAAGAATAATTTAAATATTGTATCTATACATAAAATATTAGGATGCAACAAGTAGTAAAGAAAATTCTCACTGACCGTTCGATGCAGGAGAAATCTTTCTACGTTTCTGACCCCAAGTTTGTCGAACATCTCGTAGGCGTGTGGGCAGACATCTTTCCCTTGATACAACCTTTTTATGCCGTGAAGTGCAACAATGATAAAGTACTATTGAAAGTTCTAGCAGACAATGGTGTGAACTTTGACTGTGCTTCAAAGAACGAAATCACACAAATTCTCAAACTGGGAGTGGATCCTTCCAGAATTATCTTTGCCCACACTGTGAAGTCTCCAGACTCCATAGTATTTGCCAAACAGGCCAGAGTAAACTTGATGACTTTTGACAGTGCATTCGAGCTCGATAAGATCAAGAATTACCACCCAGAAGCAAAAATGGTTCTCCGTATCCGCTGCGACGACCCACACGCCCTCGTAAAACTTGAAAAGTACGGAGCATTGGCCGACGAGGTTGAAACTCTGCTAGAGCACGCAAAGAAACTCTGCATTGCCGTGTCTGGCATTTCTTTCCACGTAGGCTCCGGGTCCCGCAACCCAGACGCCTACTGGAGAGCTCTTAAATCTGCCCGCGAAGCATATGACATTGCCACCGCTATGGGCCACGAAGTTGGCATCATAGACATCGGGGGTGGGATGTATGCAGATATAGAGGACGACGGAACTGTATCAGCTTGCGTTGCCGAATATGTGAGGGACGGTATCAAGGACTTTTTCAGCGACACTAGCGTAAAATTCATAGCCGAGCCAGGGAGGTTCTTTGCCCAACACTACTCTGTGCTGGCGTGCCAAGTGGTAGGCAAGCGTGTTCGCGATGGGTATTATGAATACTTTGTCAACGAGTCCACGTACGGAGGGTTCTCCAATGTCATCTACGAGAAAGCTGTGCCGGAACCCATAATCGTAAAGGATGTGGGGGAGAATGACGAGAAGCATATGAGCGTCATTTACGGATGTACTTGCGACGGGGTCGATGTCATAAACAAACAAACGTACATCCCAGAGCTTCATATCGATGACTGGATTTACTTCCCCAGGTGGGGGGCATATACCAACTGCCTCGTAACTTCCTTCAATGGTTTTGGTGAATACGATATCTACTATATCTAGTGTCATTTGACCCAGGAGGTGTCATTTGACCCAGGAGGTGTCATTTGACCCAGGAGGTGTCATTTGACCCAGGAGATGCCAAGGAACATATAAACTCTGAGTAAATGATGTTCATCACTTACTCAAACACAACCAAACACAAACAACTACCAACCAACAATGGCAAAGCTCTCCGAGGCCCAGAAGCTTGCTAACGCCCAGGCGAGGGCAATCAAGGCAGCAGAGGCACGGGAGGCCAAGGCGATGGCAAAGGAAGCCGAGAAGCAGGCCAAGGCATTTGCCAAGGCAGCTGAAAAGGCACTTGCTATGATTGAGAAGCAGCGTCTCTTGGAGGCCAAGAAAATTGATGCTGAGGAAACCCGTCTGGCCAAGAAGGTGGCAAACGCCGCGACCAAGAATGCCCTGAAGGCTGTCGAGAAGGAGGAGAAAGAAAAGGCTCTCAGGGCCAAGAAGATTGCCAAGGAAGTGGAGAGGATCCATAAGGCATTGATCCTCAAGGCAAAGAAGGCACGCGAGGCGGCAGAGAAGAAGGCCAAGCGTGATATGGAGCGCATCCTGAAGAAGGCTGTCAAGGTCCTCCTTCCCGATGAGGAGGACATTGAGGAGATTGTTGAAATCAAGACGGAAGAACTGGAGATGGAGGTTGGCGTATTTATCAAGGAGGAACCTATTGACAGCAATGATGACAGCGATGATGACAGCGATGATGACAGCGATGATGACAGCGATGATGACAATGTCACCGCCATTCCCGATGATGTATGCAATGCGCTTGATGCTCTCTGCTTTGGTTCTATCACCAAGATCATGAAGCCCATTGAGGAGCCCATTGAGGAGCCCATTGAGGAGCCCATTGAGGAGCCCATTGAGGAGCCCATTGAGGAGCCCATTGAGGAGCCCATTGAGGAGCCCGAAGATGACCTGGAGAAGGAGCTGCTGGAAGCTTTTGAGGCAGAGGAGGAGACTGCCGAGGAGCCTGAAGATGATGAGGAAGAGGAGTATGAGTATGTCACAGATGATGAGGATGAGGATGAGGATGAGGATGAGGATGAGGATGAGGATGAGGATGAGGATGATGAGGCCATTGACTGGGCTGGCTTTGTCGGCAGGACCGGTTAAACATTGCTTATATTCTGAGAAGTTCAATGACAATTTGTAAACAATCAACCAAAAGTTATTAAAAGGATATAAGAAAGGCTCGCGAGAACCAACAGGAGACCAAGGCCACGCAGTCTGTTGTCCTTGGTGAACAGCTCACCAACAGAGACATTCATATTGTTTTTATACAGATCAGAGAAAATTCCCGTTATTGCCTCTCTCATATCCTGAACACTGTTGCGCAATGTCATGCCCCTTACAGTAGACTGTTGATACATCATTTCGGCATCTTTATTAACCTTGTTTTGAAGAGTTGCGATATCCTTTGCAGTCGTAAGATTGTTCAATTCAAATGACCCGACATTCTCAAATGCTTTTGGAACTGGAACGTACGGCAAGTTCAGAAAATTATCATTTCCAGCGGGAGACTGAACCGGCGACATAACCTCATTGATGTCGGGTAACACGAGTTGAGGTGGAGGTAGATAAGGTGTCTCATATGTTATCGTTGTCATCTTTAATTAATCAATTATTTTTATCACGGGCTTTTCCCTGTTCTGGCATTTGATTTAGCATCTTTACATGGTTAATTTACTCAAGACCATAGTCTCCTTCAGTTTCAGTGTCCTGACCCTTCTTGCCACGAGGCTTTTTGGGTTCCTTTACTTTCTTGACGACAAGAGCATTTTTGGTGTCGCCGGACATTTCGGACTCCACAATGGCAGTTACGATGCGGTCAATTTTTTCGGCGTCCAAGTTCTCGTTGACAAAGTTTTCAAGCATGCCTTCAATCATTTCCACGGAGAGTTTGTTCTTGACCTCACGAATCTTGTTGATAATCTCAAACCCATCGTGAACATGGTCAGCAATCTGATGCTGCATCATGTACTCAAGAAGCTCCTTGCCAAGGATAGTCTTTTCCTTGCGCATATCCTTGGTGGTCTTGGCAGCCTCTGCCAGGTTCTTGTGCAGCTCGACATAGCGCTCAACGTTCTTGATGAAAGTTGCCATTGTACTGTTGATGATAACAGCCCACCTTATATCTTGTGCGTCGTCGATATACACATCAGTTTGCCATTTGTCATTTGACCCAGGTGCTGAAATTGCCTACAAAACATCCATTCGTGCGTATTTTTTCACCAACCAAACAAAGCTCACACTCTTAACCACCCCTGTCACCATGCTGGTACTCAACCGCGACTCTGCCGAATGGAAGCACCCCAACTACAATGTGAAGGGGCATCAGTTTGTCTATTTCATCCGGAACCACGACAGCGACTCCGCCAAGGTTGGCCTTCACAACCGAGACATTGCCTCCCTGCGGGCGCGCTACAAGACCTACTACTCATCGTTTGATGCTTATATTGTCCGAGTAAACGACTCGAAGCACGTGGAGAAACGTCTGTTCGAGGCTTTTGGAAAGCACGGCATGCATCTGACGCACGAGCTTGTGCGCAACAACACGGCGACCCGTGACATGTTCAAGTACGTCGCGAGCAAGTACGACCTGGACCACCACGGAAAGCAAACACACAAGTCGGCGCAGCTGATCAAGAACTATCATGAGACGAAGAAGCCTGGCTACAAACCCGCTCCCAAGTTGATCAAGCCAGTACACAAGGTCAAAGCACCTGGAGCATATGCATACAAGCCTAAGCCGCCCGGGGCATATGCATACAAGCCTAAGCCGCCTGGGGCATACGGATACAAGCCTAAGCCGCCTGGGGCATACGCATACAAGCCTAAGCCAGTTCCCGAGTACGAACCAAGTACTGATCACGTGTCTACTCCATGCTGCTGCGTCATGTAAAACATCGATATACATATATATCGACAAAACAGACTTACAAGTAAAATATCACCAGAGAAAAGCAGGAATGGATATAATCTGCGAGGAATATTTGCCATATGATGTCACAATGTTTTGGGAGTTTTTTCGATGGGAAAGGCGGAAAAAAGGACACATTTATCTACAGCATTTTCCAAATGGCAAACTGTATGCGGGTCAGACTACACAATTTACTGATAGGATGAATAAGTATTCTAATCATTATGGCAGCAATCCTCACCATACAAATGCTCTCAATTTATATGGATGGAGTAATGTGTGTGTTCTATCCATAGAATGTCCTGTATATATGCTTGATACTATAGAAATCTTCCTCATATCATATTACAATCTGATGAATCCAGATAATGGTTACAACAAAACATCTGGTGGTCGTAAGAATTGGTATGTTTCCAAAGAAACACGTGCTAAGATGTCTGTTGCACATCTTGGCAAAACTTTTGATGCAGCACATCGTGCTAAAATTTCTGATGCAAATCTTGGCAAAACTCTTGATACAGCACATCGTGCTAAAATTTCTGCTGCAAATCTTGGCAAAACTCTTGATGCAGCACATCGTGCTAAAATTTCTGCTGCATTATCTGGGGTAAAAAATCCTAATTTTGGAAAACCTAGCTCTGTGGAAACACGTGATAAATTGTCTATTACAAAGATTGGTGATTTAAATCCTAATTTTGGAAAGCCTAGGTCTGCAGAAACACGTGCTAAAATTTCTGCATCAAATACCGGGAAAAAACGTCCTAACAATTTTAGTGGTTCAAAATCTTATGCTGCAAAACCTATTTGTGCTTTCGGAATAGTATATTCATGCGCAATTGATGCTAGTAATGCTCTTCGTCATATATACAAACTAAAATCCAAAAACTTCATATCTAAATGGATATGTTATAATCAATATGCTGATGATATATTCAAAATACACAAGGAATTTTACACATATGCTATTACTTGTGAACTTGAAAATATTACTAAAGATTTTTATACAACATTTATGGAAATCTGTTTATGGTAATTATGCCTGATACTTCTTCATCTGAAAATTCTTAAAATATGCATGTTGGTCAACAGGTGATGGATCGGGACCCCCAAAAAATGTGTTGCAATCCAGCCTGTTTATGAACAGATCTGGACTTCTAGACCAATTGATACCTTTCAACACACGCTTCTTACCATTGACCACAACATATGATTCACCATCCAATTGTGGCACACCATTGACCCACGTGTTCATTTTGGTCCCAATTTCTATTTTGTTCCATGTGTCATATTTGAGCGCATTTTTGAAATCATCTTTGAAAAACCCAATGCCATGGCCTTCGGGATCAAGTCCTGGTATCTTTTGTTTTAAGTCACTTGGGGGATATATATATGATATGACACCCGCGCCGTCTTTATCAAATTTCTGCCACATGATTCTGTTTGAAGAACCAGTTGGCGAATGATTATAGCCAGAGGCTGCCCCGTGCCCTATAAATGCACCCATGTGTTTGCCGCCTTTTGCAAACTGGAAGCCTTGTGGGTAATATACTTCCCAAGCAAAGGTTATCGCGTCCTTGTTGAGACCAATGGGAGTGGCAGTGAAACGGAAACCGCCCACTCCGGGATCGCCACTCGTTCCAGAATTTTTCCCATATACTGCCTTTACCACGGTCTCCCCTTGAAATTGTTCCACTTTACTGTTTTTCATGTCTATGGCATTTCCAATGTTCCAGTCACCACCACCCTTGGTCAACAGATTCAGATCAAGTGTACTGATGACATCTTCTGGGTCAGGTGTTGGTGTGGGTGGGTCATCTTGTTTTTTAGCGGGCGAGGAAGGTTTTTTAGCAGGTGGGGCAGGTTTTTTAGCAGGTTTGTACTGTCTTTCTAGACGTGATTGATTTCCAGGGCCAACATCGCTGTACTTGGAAGACACGATTTTAATTGCATTGGCATGTGTCTCTCCCTTATTTCTCAGGGAATTGTACAAAGTACACACATCCTTCCAGTTTTCTCCTGCCTTGGGCATAACCGAAGAAGGTTTGTACTGGTCTGTCAGCCTCTTCTGATTTGCTGGACCCAGACCTTTAAATTTGCCTTGAACCACCTTGATGGCCCCGGTGTGCGACACGCCTCCATTGCGAGTAGAATTGTACAAAGTGCACACGTCCTTCCAATTTTGATTTGCGTCCATTGCTATATATTGTATACGACGATTTTAATTATGAGAATGTCCGTTCGGCATTTTGCTCTGATTGGCTCGTTATTGTTTTTGTCGATATACTTTTATATCGACAAATAAAGTTTTTTTTGGGAATGATTATTTAAATGCTCTTTCAACACTCGTCAAAGCCCCGTCAACATACCCTTGGCGTTTGCTCAACATTTCTCCGATAATTGTAACTCCCTTAGTTGGCTTTGAAAGTTTGTCCAGAAGTTTATCAAATGTCCCTTTATATGGTTTCACATAATGGTCACCATCGGTCCAGTCTGCGCTAAACACATCATCTGGCAGACCAAAGGCGTAACCAACTTTCTTGAGTTCATCGCGGACTATTCTGCGTCTCTCTGGCATGGGAAGTTTTTTAACATCTGCCCAGAAAAAAGCATTATCCCCATCGGCATACGAAGCCATAAGAACATTCTTGTTAATCTTTATAATCTTGTCAATGGGGCCATCTACCATGACATAATCATCTTTCATGTCATACCCATCTTTGTAATAGGCATACACTCTGCAAAAAGGAACTGACCCAATATACTGTGAGAAGTCTGGCATAGAGAACCCGATGCACTGTATAGTTTTTAATGCACTAAGGGTAACAGCAAACACCACCTCCTTCGCTTGTATTTCGTCATTCACAACAAAAATTTTACCCCTTTTCTCTACCTTGGTGACGGGGTAATTAGTTCTGATGTTAGGGAGCTTCAGTTTCTCCACAAATTCTGTCCAGTTCACATAGATCTTTCCAAAGGGAGCATTGTCTAAATCATCGATGTCGTAATATTTAAAGAGATACTCAAACGACCCATCAAGATAGTCATGAAACTCAGAGTGGTGTATGAAATTCTCCGCAAACTCCTTTGTAAAATACTTGAACAGAATCTCACGCGACGTCAACGTAGCAAGGTCCTTCTTGGTCATTTTCTTGTACATAATCTTCACTTGCTTCACTGCATTCTTCATATCAAAAGGAGGAAGACGTTTGTCCAATATTCCAGAGCCCTTGTGGACCTCGGTACTCATCTTAAATTTCTTAAGAAGCTTCACAGTGATTTTGTTTTCTGGAACCACAATACCTGCTCCACATTTCACTCTTGCTCCATGAAAGTCATGCTCTCTCACTCGACCGAACACATCTTCATTCTTCTCAAGTACCAAGCATGTTTTCTTCTTCTTTGTCAATAGCATGTTGCAATATAAACCAGCAACCCCGCCTCCGATGATGACGTATGATAAGGGCTCGGATGTGTTCGTCATGTACTATTGACAAAGATTAAACTTAAAGTATTTAAACGTTGACGATAGATTGAGTCATTTTTGTCCGGACGCCAAATAACACATGTAAAATAAGGCCAAGACAAAAGGCAAAGATAACCCACCGCAAAGTGTTTTGCCATGACTTATCCTTTGCAAAGAAATACACTAACGCCCAAGTAATCACAACGGTTCCTACTGTGTCCCACAGAGCATAATCGAGCCCAGGGATTCTTGCTGCATGGAAACCAACTCGGGGAGTGCCAAGAGCATCTCTGTACCTGGAAAGTAGCATTTTGTACTATTAACAAACAAATTTAATCAAAACCAATGCAAATAACATCAGTCGTTTTAGTCTTCAAAACATCGTCTACGGCTTTGATAACAGCATCAAATCGCTCTGCGCGGTCTCGTTTGGCAGCAACGCCCCAAGGGTTCTTATGTTTGGTAGTTGGGTTCACACGGACCCAACACACATCTGTATGTGGGTACTTCTGGAGAAGCTCTGCAGTCACCATGTGCATTCGAGACTCGTCGCATATATACTCATCATGCCCATTCTCGTCGACTTCCAAACACACAATGATGTCATTGCCAAATACAATGCCGTCCAAACGTGCCCACTTCTTGAAAGTCTCATCGGGGTTGTATTTGACGACAAATTCTCTACGTTTAACGTCAATTTTTCCTTTGACATATCTGAAGAATGCGTTTTCATACTTCTTGAACTTGTCCCGACGAGAGTCGTCAGGGTCACATGACAGACAATATTGACAACCTGGAGCAAGAAGATATCCTACTGGACACTTCTCACCATTGTATCCAGAGCATCTCTTGTTCGCCACATCAATCATCTCAGGTGTCTTACAGTCCTTGCAAGAAATCCCTATGGTTTCTCCTGGAAGATTGAATTTGGGTTGCTTTCCGCACGGACACTTATTGTGGACAACATTAACCATCTCAGGAGTTTTGCAGACCATGCAACAAAATCCAATAGTTTCTCCGGGGAGATTGAATACTGGTTGCTTTCCACATGGACACTTCTTGCTCACCACATCAATCATCTCAGGTGTCTTACAGTCCTTGCAAGAAATTCCAGTGAGTTCTCCAGGAAGATTGAAACTAGGACGATTTCCACACACACATCTCTTGTTCACCACATCAATCATATTAGGAGTCTTGCACTCTCCGCAACAAACCCCTATGGTTTCTCCTGGAAGATTGAATTTTGGTTGCTTTCCACACACACAATGCTTGTTTTTTACATCAATCATATCATCAGTCTTATGTGCTTTACACCATCTGGCTTTGGAACCTTTGATGTTGTAATTTGCATTTTTATTGCACTCTGGGTGTTTGCAAATTGTCATTTGCATAATCAAATTCTTTTCATATAGATATCAGTTTTTGTCGATATAAATGTATATCGACAAAATCACTAAAATGACAATAACTCTTTTTTTGGGGTTTTTGTATTTTATTTTAAGGTTTAATGTTTTTTGTTAGCATGCTTGCGGGCAGGGGAGCGAGCGCGACGAGGAGACTTGGCCCTCCGAGCCGGTGATTTTGCCCTCTTGGGTGAGGTGGCGCGCTTGGGGGAGCGAGCACGTTTTGGTGAGCGGGCACGACGAGCAGGGGCCATTTTGTTGTTATATTCGTTAAAAAATATTTTTTTTTGAAACTACTGCGCGGTATTTGACAATGTACGTCCTTTTGCTCACATTTGATGATATATTTGTGCGATTTACATTGGAACTATCAGATTAACACAGATAAATCATATACTTGTTTTAACAAAGGGCAATTGTAGCAGATGCTGACGAATATGCATAATAAAGGTCGTTGCCAAGCTTCTGGTTATCACATTCTACCTGATCCTTTGAGATGTCCGCCAACATGCCAAAGTAGCTCCCATTGACACCAATGGTCGCATCAGTGGCTGAAGACACCGGCGCGTTGGTCTGACTGGTGAGGCCGTAAGCAGAGAAGTAAGTCACCTCGGTTGAGTCAATGGATACATCTAGGTAAATGCTCTCCCCGTGCTTGATAGTGGTGTATGGTGCACAGCGAGCATCGTATGTCTGATCATGGGCGAAGAACATGTTACCAATCATCACATCTTCCTGGCAGTTGTTGACCACGGCAACAAGACCCTCGGAAGAAGGAGATGGCGCAGGAGAAAAGGCAGGAGGATCCACACTGGCTTCATCATCCTCTGCAGCATAATCAACCTTGCACAGGTAGACACCGTCGATAACCGGGTAGAGCTTCTTCCCGCACAGGTCGGTAGAGGACACCTCGGAACCAGACGCGTCAAACACCTTGTCTTCGAACTCAAAATACTGGGGAGTGGCAGAGTCCCAAAGGTCCACCATGACCTCGCGAGCACGCATCTCCTTGCGCATGCTCTCACACTTATCATTGAAGATATAGACATTGGTCATGAGACCGCAGTCATTGATGAACTTTACGGGGGCGGGGGCGCTCTTCAGGACGCGCGCGGACACACGGGCTCCGCGGAGCACCACGGAGGTGAAGGTAAGGGCGAGGAGGACCTTGGAGAAAGACATTGTGATAATAGTTGTTACATTACTGTGGAAATCTCTCTCTTTTATGTTCCTAGGGAATACCAGGGTCAAACGATTTGTTTGTCATTTTTGTCATTTTGTCATTTGACCCTGGTTTTTAAAATCTATATAACCTGCCTGCGCCCCAAGACCCACACCCAAACCCCGCACCCAAAAACCACACTCCAAATGACTTCTCTTGATTCGGTCCTGTACGATTACCAGAAGAAATGCCTGCGCTGGATGGCAAAGAGGGAGCGTGCCAAGGAGGCGCCTGGCGGCGTTCTGTGTCTTGACATGGGTCTTGGCAAAACTATTCTGACCATGGCTGTGATGGCAGAAAATCCAATGAAGACGCTTATTGTAGTGCCAACCAGTCTTGTGGCTCAGTGGGTGTCAGAGTTTGAGAAGTTCACCAATCATTCCCCTATGGTGATTGATACCACGACATCCAACAAGGGTCTTATCACAAAGGAAATTCTTGATACCAATCCGGTGATTGTCATGCCCATCACAGCATTCTCGGCAATGAGCAACAACGACGACAATCTCCTCCTTACATACAACTTTGGCAGGATAGTTGTTGATGAGGCTCACCTTATCCGGAACAAGAGGACCAAGTCATACAGGCTTATCTGCCAGATGGATGCAGAAGTCAAGTGGTGCCTGACAGGAACGCCAATCGTGAAGGATGACAAGAATTTCTCAACGCTGCTCGAGTTCATCGGAATCTTCAAGACAAATCTGGTATATGCCGCAAAAGAGTTCTTGTACCGCGTGGTTAAGGAGGATGTCTTTGACCTTCCCAAGCTGGTCATCGAGGACCTTCGGGGGGATTTCCAGACAGATGTGGAGAGAAATGCGTACGAAGACATCATGTTTCAGGGGTCTATCACTCTTAAGGCATACAAGGCATATGGTGACTCTGAAGGTAGGATGGAAATGCTGAAAACACTTTTGCGGCTCAGGCAGTGCACGGCAAATATCACAATGGTGCCGAAAAATGACTCCAAGGACGAGTTCTATGAAGGAACGTCAACCAAGCTAAAGATGCTGGAAGACGACATCAAGGTTTCTCCGATCCAGAAGACTCTGATCTTTGCCCATTTCCACAAGGAGATGACTGCCATCAAGGATATGCTGCTGTCCAATGGACATAAGAGCGTTGCTATCCATGGTAATGTGTCAGGAGACGAGCGTGTCAAGGCCATCAAGCAATTTAATGAGGACCCGGCAACTAACTTTTTCATAATTCAAATAGCAGCAGGCGGCGTTGGTCTCAACCTTCAGGCGGCATCTCGTATTTACATAAATGGCGTGGACTGGAACGGAACAAGCGAGACGCAGGCTATTGCCCGAGCCCATCGTATCGGCCAGACAAAACCCGTGACCGTTAAGAGACTCATCATCAACGATTCGATTGATGATGCCATTATTGGCCTGCAGCAAAAGAAGTTTGGAGCAGCGGCAGATATCCTGGGGGATGAGCGCATTAAAAAATCTCTTAATGCTCAAAAAAATACTTCTTCATTTAAATCTCTGTTGGAAAGTATTTTCAAGTCATCATAATTCCATGTAAAATTTAAAAAAAATTAAAAGTTTATGTTATAAAATGGGAGGTCTTACTCAACTCATTGCCACCGGCGTTCAGGATGTGTTTTTAACAGGAGACCCGCAGAGATCTCTGTGGAAGAGAAACTCAGTGAGAAGAACCAAATTTGCCATCGAATCTATAGAAAGCACCGTTACCCTTGCATATGATACACCAAGCATGATAACAATTGCAAGAAAAGGAGATCTTGTGAAGAGTTGTGTACTAGAAATAACCATGATGAAGTCGAACATAGCTTCGTTTTACCCAGTGGAGCAGTTCATAAAGTCTATAACCGTGGTTATTGGAGGTCAAGATGTTGAAATTATAGAGGATGCCGCAACATGGCTGCGCATTCACGATGAAACTT